TGTCTTGATAATAAACCATATACCTTAAAGGAACAAACGAGGCTCGTACAGGTTTGTGATCCAAAATTAAAACCGATTTATGTTGTATTGGTGGAAGAAGGTGAATTGAGTACTACAGAAAGAGGTGAAGGTGGGTTTGGTTCTACTGGAGTATAAATATATATGTATAATTTATGAGTAGTAATTTTACATTCATAAATGACGAATGTGTGGAGGTATATAAAGGGAGTAATTATGATAAAAAATGTAAAAAGAGTAAACGGGTGATGGTATTTGATTTAGATGAAACACTCGGGTCATTTATTGAATTAAATTTATTGAACAATATTATTGAACAAATAAGTAAAAACAAGTGCAATATATCGTTTGATGAATTATTAGATATATATCCAGAATTCTTGCGAAATAATATTATACACATATTAAAATATATTTATAGACAAAAAAAGAAGAAAAAGTTGGATAAATTGTATTTATATACGAATAATCAGAGCAGAGGTGAGTTTGTTGACAATATTATTTCCTATTTTACAAATAAAGTCGCAAAAAATAAAGACAAATTGTTTGATCAGATTATTTATGCATTCAAAATAAATAATCAAATTGTTCAGATAGGTAGAACCACTCATAATAAGACATATCAAGACTTTATTCAGTGTACTTTATTACCGAAAAACACGCATGTTTGTTTTATTGATGATTTTAATTTTGATGAAATGAAAAAAGAACAGATTTATTATATACAACCGAAACCTTACCGGCATGGTCTTTCTAGCAATGAAATAATTGATCGTTTATATCAATCTCCATTTTTTGAAATGATTGATCCACACATGTTAGCAATAAAAGAACTCTTTTTTTCTAAATGCATTCAATCTAAAATATATAGTTTACATTCCGCACGTAACGATGCTTTTAAAGAAATGCAAGATGAAATATCCAAAAAAATCATGTATTATGTAAAGGATTATTTTTATATTACGAATAAGATTGATTGTACTAGAAAGAAGAAGAAGATGATTAATCATTTTACTAGAAAAAACAAACAAACGTGATAAAAGGGTTACACATTAAAGATTTAGAATGATACTTGGTATTTTCGCTGATATACGAATTATTTTTGAGAATATTCGTATGCCATTACGATGAGTTGTTCGGCTTCGTTCATTTTTTGGAATGTGATGCAATCATCAAAACGGTATTGTACAAACCTGCGTGCAGAATTTAAACACACAATTACGGTACCTTTGTTTCCGAATTTTATATTCATGACAATTCCTCCGTTCGTTAGTTTCCCCGTTGATTCCTGAATCCATCTTACATTTTTTCCTTTATGTAATTCATGTAACTCATCTACATATCTATAGCCGATTAATTTATCACAATATTCTCTTTTCGTTTCAATCGGTATGTCTATTTTCATAATGGCATTAAAAATCTCTTCATTGATCGTTTTCATAGTTTTGTTCTCTAAATAATTGTTTTTATCGTCTTCAATAGAATTGATTAATTGATTTATATCTATACTGGACAATAATGACGGATCTGTCATTGCGGCTTCAAATATTTCGTTCACTTCATTCTTTTCGCTCATATATCTAGTAATAATATAATTTTAAATCTATTAGATAAATTTCTATTATTATGATATGACCGATGTCATTAATATACATCATAAAAATTACATTATTCAAGATAGAATAGGAAGTGGTAAGTTCGGATCCGTATACAAAGGATATCATATAAGAACAAATAATAAAGTTGCAGTCAAGGTGGAGTCTTGTAATTCTAGTTATATTACACTTAAAAATGAAGCAAAAATATTGAGATATTTATCTGACAATAAGTGTAGAGAAGTGCCTTCTATACATTGGTATGGTAACATAGACAATTATTTAGTACTTATCTTACCTAGATATGATTGTTCTTTGTATGAATTACGACAAAATACGAATATGGATAAAGTATTAATTGATAATTTAATGACGAAAATGCTTTATATAATACAAGAAGTTCATAAATCTTACGTCGTCCATCGTGATATTAAACCGCATCATTTTATGATATCCAATGGTCATTTGACGCTAATTGATTTTGGAATTTCCACTTTCTTTGTAGATGAAAATAAGAAAAAAATCAAAAATAATCATAAAGAATGTATAATCGGAAGTAAAAATTATTGCAGCTATTTTATTCATGAAGGTCATAATTATTCGCCCCGAGATGATTTGCTTTCAATCGGCTATATTTATTTGTTCTTAATTTGTGATAGATTGCCTTGGGAAAATATAAATAAAGAATATGATACAACAATGAATGAAATTTATATTGATCATCCTAAAAACCAAGATATTATGCATTCCAAATCATTTGAACAATTACAGCCACTCGTGTTTCAATTAGATAATAATTTCGGTATCTTTTTACAAAAAGTTTATCAATGTGATTATTATGAAGACCCGAACTATATTGATCTTCTAGCTCTATTTTTATATTAACATTATAAACAATATAAATAAATGACTAGTACTATGGTATAAGTGTAATATGAGTTCCACTTCAGATAAGACAACTGGTCAAGTAAAATGGTTTAACAATAAGACAGGATATGGATTTATTACTGTAAATGATGGCGAACATAGCGGAAAGGATATTTTCGCTCACTATTCTGCTGTACAAGTCGGTGATTCTCAATATAAATTCTTGGTACAAGGTGAGTATGTTGAGTTTGGTTTGATCAAGCCAGAGACTGGTGATCATGAGTTCCAAGCAACTTCAATTACTGGTATTAAGGGTGGTAAGTTGATGTGTGAAATTCGCAGTCAACAACAATCTACTTCTCGTCCAAAGGGTGGTAAGGGCAGACGTCCACAACAAGAAGAACCTGCAGAGGTCACTGTATAAATCTGTATAGAAAGACATATAATTAAAAATATTGCAAAATCAAAATATATTATTAAAACTAATAATATATTAATTTTTATCAACTAGGATATGGCGTGAAATATTTTTGATAATTTTATTATCCATGCGGATTTGTTCTTCTCCAATATCGCCTAAAATGTTTCGCATCATATTGATACAAAAATCATATTTGGAGTTGTTCCAGTCTTGACATTCGGGGTATTTTTCTCTCCATAGCGGTATTATACCATAATTCTGATTTGCAACAATCGTTATCATATTCTTTAATCGTTGATTATCTGGTGTATCTTTGCTCCATTCATCGTTATCTTTTATATACATTGTTTCGCGTTTTAGATCTACACAGTGAAGTGGACGTTTTGTAACATCTAAATCACGTATTCTAGATATAATCATATCTGTCATACCATTTACGTAGCCATTTTTACCAATGTTCTCAATATCTTTAAATTCAGTGCTAATGTTCTCTATAAACTCCGACATATTCATCGCATCCTTACATGTTGTATTTAGGAAAAAGTTTAAATTGAATTTTTGATTATTATTTGTTGTGTTATTAATTGTTTGACTACCGTCTTTGACTGCTTCCAAGAGTTGTTTTTGAAGCGATTGATTCTCTTTTTGCTGTTCTACGAGCAAACACTTGAAATCTTGATTTTGTTTGATTAACTCCATAATGAGTTCATTTTCATTCGGTTTTAGATTACTATTTACTTCAGTTATGCTTTCACAAGTAGAATTATCGGCAAATTCACATTTTTTCCGATGTGCACATAAACTTGAATAATGCTTATATGACTTTCCACATAAACAATTGTACTGCTGATTTGCAGCCGAACTTTTACGGTTAGGATTTGTTAGTAATTTATGTTTTGCAGTCAAAAGATGACGAGAGTATTGACTATACCTGCTCGTAGTATAGTTGCAAATTTGACAACAAAAATCTTGGAACTTTTTTGGAACTTTTTTCATTAGGATTTTAGTATATAGTTCCTAACGAAAAAAGTTCCTAAATCGTTTTTTTGAGAAAATCTAAAAAAATTTATGCAGCGAAAATTGACGCGAAATTTGGTCGGTCTGTTAGCACCACCAGGCAAAAAACAGGGGTCAGCAAAAATTTATTTCGAAAACTTTTTTTCGAAATTAAAAATTGGACATTTTTTTTTGTCCATTTTTTTTTTTCGACCCCATTTCTTTTCGAAAAAATATTTAACATTTACAATTATTTTATTTACAGCATATTTTTATATATACCTATAATATACACTCTGTTAACAAGCATGAATTTTATTACAAAGGCCCAGTTTCTACGGAAGTTTAGGGAATCCCCCGCCGACAAACAAACCCTCGCCCAATTCATAAAATCTGCAAAAGTGAGTACCAACCGAGATTCTGTCACTCTCGTAGAATATATGAAATCAAATAACATAAAAAGGGATGATATTGAGTTGTTATATAATGCAATTAAGAGCAGAATGGAGTATTTAGCGCGGTTTTACGATACTTCATTAAGAGTGGATGAGTCTAATATCCATATACATGAAAACGAAATGCCTATGAAAAAGAACGAATTAAATAACAATACGAAGGTACAATACAAGAATCTTATTCGGAATTTACATTTTCAACATATACTCAAGAAAACAAAATCGGGTTTAGAGAACTTACCGTCCTTTTTAACTGTTATTCTTGATTTTTATACCAAAAATAAAATAGATTATAAAATAGTAACACCAAGTTCTCTATTTTATGTAAAAAATGGACGATTAGGTAGCGTGTTCTCTAGTCTATACTTCCGAGCTTCCATACTCAATCCATATTTTATTTATTCACTTAATATGTCTGTATTAAAAGGCACCCGAATCTTCTCACCTACACTTGGTTGGTCTTCTTATTTACATGGATTTTTTCAATGCCCAATGGTAACTGAATACGTAGGTACTGATGTCATACCAGACGTATGTGAAAAAACCAAACTATTAGGAAACCATTACAACAAAAAATGCGAAATATTTTGCAAACCTTCGGAGAACTTATTAAATACACCTTTTTTAAAGAAATATAAAGAACATTTTGATCTAGTATTCTTTAGTCCGCCTTATTATCGTCTAGAATTATATGACAGTGATAATCAAAGTACACATAAATATACATCCTATGAATCTTGGTTGATCAATTATTGGGAAAAAACAGTGAATTTATGTGCACAAGTTCTCCAAGACAAAGGAAAAATGTGTTATATACTTTCAGGATACGGTTCACACAACACACAATCCTTCATAGATCTCATTACAGATATGAATAACATTACCAAGAAATATTTTACATATTTAAAAACAATGAACATGCAAAATAAAAATGTTCACGCAACAAATCACAGAGAGACTGGAGAACATATCATCATTTTTCGCAAAAAATAACCATTATTTCCAACTTCCATAACAACCATGAATACCATATCTCCCAAAACGTTCTTCTATAAACGGAGTAGGCTTTACTAATACTATTTCGTCTTTCTCTGTTTCGTCACAATCAATATAGGTCTGTGTAACCAATATAGGACCCGTTCTACAATACACATTCACTTGTTCTCTAGAATCCCCATTGGTTGATAAAACATCTTCTATGTCTTTCGCCGTCAATCTCGGATTAACAATGTTCTCTATTATTTGTTTTAAAAATGGATGTTTACGAGGCGCATAAAATGCATAATTTCCAATTAAATTAGAGAACTTTTGTTTCAATAAATAAGTATCTCGTACGTTTTGCAATTCAATAGGGAACTTGCATTTGGTAGGATCATCCAGTATAGAATCCAAATTAGACTCAATTAACATATCTAGATCCAAATACAATCCACCATAATGGTATACCGCTAAATAACGAAAGAAATCTATTTGTTCTATCTTATATTCCAAATTTGTAAATACTTCTAAATATTCTGGATATACCCTTTCTATAAACTTAATAATATCTTCATCCGTAAAAAACAGAATATTCCAATTCCTACCATGCAGCCGTATTTTCTCAATAAATTTACTGTATATGAGGGGTATTTCATTGGTTTTCCATGTTTGTATTATGTTCATTAATAATACAAATATTATTTTTTTACATTAATTTATGTTTTTTAATATTTCGTCCGGATAATCCATATCTTTGAGAACCTGAATTCCACCTTTAATATCCGAAATACCTTTTGTAATTTTATATGTATACTCAAATGATCCAGTTTTCTCTACATTTACAACCATTTTACAATTATGTACATGTTTAGACTTCTTAAACGTCTGGCATATTTTCTTATAATGCGTTGTCAAAATAAAATCCACGTTTTCAAATGTATTCAAATATTTAATAAATGCTTTGCCGGCTTGTACCGCTTCTTCTGGATTCGTACCAGAATAGAGTTCATCAAAAATACAGAAATGTTTTTCATTATTATGTTGAGTAATCACATTGATAATTTCCTTACATCTTCTAGATTCAGCCTGAAATAAACTATCTCTACCCGATGTATCGGGTATATTCAAATAAGAGTGAATATGACCATAAGGCGATAAATAAGCGGATTTGTAAAACCCACATCCAAATTGTTGCGTGAAAATAATATTCAATAAGGTGGCCTTAATAAATGTAGTTTTACCAGCCTTGTTTGGTGCAGAAATAATAATATTTTTATCCATAGATAAATCATTCTTAATAGGTTCTGTATGAGAAATAGCAGGATAATACATATCATTGAATTCACACTTATTTGTAGTGTCATTTTGAAATTCTGCATAATTTATAAAACCACCTTCAATAGATTGTCTTAATTGATATAAATTATTAATATAACCATCAAAATTCATTGTATAGGCAATCGTGTTCTCATAATCAGTATTGGAATATACAATATAATACAGTTTTAATAAAGATCCAATGTTCGTTAGTTTATGGAAAGAGAACTGAAAAGGGTAAACCGGTTCTAATTCTGTTTTAATAGAATAGAGAACTTGTAAGTGATGTGTTAACGTATTATTGAATTCTGTATACGTTTGTTTACTTGTGGCATGTGATAAATATTTTTCAATATTTGCAATATTATAATCAACGTATGTCTTCAAATCTTGCAAATCCTCATTCAGAAGAGTAATGTTCTTATAGAATCGTCTACATAAATTAATATTTGTATATATGTTAAAAAAATACATACCGATTGAGAAGAGAATATATACGATTTTATCCCATCCTATACTCTTGAAATTAAACATTAATTGACCAAAAGAAGTGTTTTTATACGTATATTTGAGTGTATTTATATATTGGGATATAGTCACAGGAATACCCGATACCTTGAGTATAATAAACGGAAATATAAGAAACATTAAAGGTGCACAGAATTGTAAGATAGGCGATGCCATATGAACCGAAAATAGCAGTTGTAAAAACAATGGATCATTATTTAAAAATTTAAGCATGTCCCAGTCCATATAATTGTACGTATCTATGAAGTTCTCATTTAATTTGGTATTTTTCCATATTCGCAAAATAGATAACTTGTTAAAAGACTTATCTGGAGAACATACGTCAATATTATGAATAATAGATTGAGTATCTTGCAAAAATTTAACATTGTTTGTGAACTGTTTACTCCACTTTTCAATAATTTGTCTGGAAAATATATCTTGTGGATTCAATAAATGTGTATACATGTTTTTACTGTCTTCTTCAATACACGCTGTTAATTCCAAATCAGAAGAAACATTCGTTAACAACGGCTTAATATCTTTTTTATCTAAATATTCAATGGGCAACAAAAACGAACTCTTCACCTCTATTTCTAAATCATCAGCTTCAGGCAAATCAATGTCATGACTATCAGTAGAACTATCTCCATAAAACGTATCACGCAGAGTGTCTATTATATTCATATTATTTTATAAATATAATATTTAAGCACCTTTCAAACGAAATTATATGATATTGAATTCACGAATATTAATCTTATAATGACTCTCTATCTTTTTCATCATATACACATCATTTTGACATATAAAATTTACAGCGGATCCTTTCCGACCCCAACGGCCACTTCTGCCAATACGATGCAAATATGTGTTTACGTTATTCGGAATATCAAAATTAACAACCATACTAATCTGTTGAATATCAATACCTCTTGCTGTCAAGTCAGACGAAATTAAGATATGAAACATGTTTTTTTTAAAATCATCCAACACCTTTGTACGATCATTCTTATCCAATGAACTGTGGATTTTATTTACAGAGAATCCGTCTTTTTCCATAAATTCACACAAATCATTAACCCTCTGAATCCCATTTACAAAAATAATAGATTGCGATGACGGTAACTTATTAAATAGATCTTTTAATGATTCGTACTTATGTTGGTCGTCCTGTGCAGCAATAAAATACTGTTCAATACCATCTAATGTTAATTCATGTGCTTTCATTGTTAAATGCACAGGAGATTTCATGAAATTATTTGTCAGTTCAATAACATCTCTTGGCAAAGTAGCACTAAACAAAGCAGTCTGGATATCTTTATTAAAGAATGTAAAAATAGTCTTAATTTGGTCTTTAAAACAAGACGACAACATTTCATCAGCTTCATCCAATATAAACAACTTCATCGTCTCCAAATCCAATTTTCTCCTTTTAACCATATCAAAAATACGACCCGGCGTACCGATAACAATATGTGGAACATTTTCAGATAATTCCTTCACATCTGTATTCACACTCGTACCTCCAATTAATAATTTAGTAGATAGGTCGGTTAAATGCATACCAATATTAGAAAGAACGTTATGTGTTTGAATAGCCAACTCGCGTGTAGATGTAATAATAATAACTTGACTAGATTTTTGTGTAGTGTCTACGACTTGCAAAGAAGCAATAGAAAATGTTCCAGTTTTTCCTGTACCGGACTGCGCTTGTGCAATAACATCTTGGTTATTGATAATAGGATGAATTGCTTTTTTTTGAATTTCACTAGGTTTTTCAAACCCATAACCATATATCCCCCTTAATAGATCCCCTTTAAGATCTAAATCGTCCCAATTTTTGATTTCAACTTTATCCATCTACTAAATATAAAGAGAATTTTTTATATGTTTTGATTAAATATAATAAATAAAAGCCATTTAGAATTTATATATATTTAAATATATCAATGGTGAGTTACGATTTGAATAATATTAATCAAATAAAAGAGAACTTGGTAGATTTTGAATTAGAAGAAGATGTATCACAAAGAATAAAGGGTTTAGTAGATTTGTTTGGTACAGAAGTAGCGAATGTGAAAGTAAAAAATTATAAAAAGGATAGATCGGTGAATGACAGCCGATGGGCAAGGAAGGAACCATTTAAAGTGACTGTTTTTGAAAAGAAAGAGGAGAACTTGGATATGTTACGTGGTTTACTAAATAGACTGTCTACAAAGAATTTTGATGTCCAAAAAGACCAAATAAAAACATATATAGAAGAAATAATGAAAGAAACCACAACTACTATAGATGAATTGCTATTGTCTGTAATATTTAATAACGGATTTTATATTGAATTATATGTGAAGTTGATAAGTTGGTTAATAGAAGAAGGTACCTTGCAAAATGATATGTTAGAGAACTTTAAAACGATTTATAGTGAATTAGTAGAGAACATTGAATACGTGGATCCGGATGAAGATTATGATAGATTTTGTGTAATTAATAAAACAAATGACGAAAGAAAGAACTTATTGTCGTTTTTATGTTGCGGAATAAAAGAAGAATTGTATTCTTTTAATGAAGTACATGATGTAATGAAAATAAATTTTAATAAAATAAATATTGAATTGGACAATAGAGAACTTGTAAACCTAAATGAAGAATTATTGGAGAACATTGCAGTATTCGTGGATACATGTAAACAATATATATTGAAGGATGTGTCAAAATATTTGATTTTAAAAGAATTGGAAACTTATTCAGGGTTTAAAACGAATCAACATAAGGGTTTTTCAAGTAGAATGAAATTTAAGTCAATGGATTTATTGGCATTGTTGAAAAAATAATATATGACTAAAAACAAGTAAAAAAATAATATTTATTCTAGGTATATAATAGATAAATGGTAAAATCAGGATTTATCAGTACAAAGATATATGATGAAATTACGCGCGTGGAATTAGACGATTTAGATGAAGAGGTGAATGTATATGTATTTGAAGACAATGAATATTTATTAGGAAAAGAGAACATGGATGTGGAAAACGATATTGTATATTTTCATATATATTCAATTGCAGATGAAATGCCATTTGAAAGGGTAGGTGTATTTGAAATGAAAAAGGAAGATTTCAATATGTATTTGGAAGAGAGTGACATGAGTAAAGGTAATGTGTTGTTTTTTGACAAGATCAAAGTGAAAACGGATGAATATGAAATGAATGATAATGATTATATAGAATTATCAGACGATGATATATTCAAAATAGATGTATCAGAAAATTCCGAAGGTGTAGAAGAAGAAAAAAAAGGAGACGAAGAAAAAGATGACATATTTGAGAACTTTGAAGTAACACTGAAACAATTATTACAAGAAGAGACAGAACGTGATGTAGATAACGAAAAGAGTAAATATAAGGCAAGTGAAAATAATACATGGATAGAGGAATTTACAAAAAATAATAATTTTTCAATAATAGATAATGAAGGTGGAGGGGATTGTGTATTTGCAGTGTTTAGAGATGCGTTTAGAGATATTGGTAAAAAGACGAGTGTTGATAAATTGAGAAAGGTATTACAGAATGAAGTAAAAGAAGAGTATTTTGAGAACTATAGAAATATGTATTTATCAGCGGATAGTGAATACAAGTCTGTTCAAATGCGATTGAAAGAGAATGAGAAAATGTTGACTAAAATGAAAAAAGATATGGAAGTAGCTCCTTATGATGTTGGAAAAGAATTATATAATGAAATAAGAGAACTAGAAAAAGAGAGAAAGCTATTAAAGAAGGAGCGACTGAATGCAAGTAATTTGAAGAAGGAGTTTGATTATATGGAAGGAATAAACAATTATGAAGAATTCCGGGATTTATTGTTATCAAATAGATTTTGGGGGGATGCGTGGGCAATATCTACATTGGAAAAGAAGTTGAATGTGAAAATGATAATATTATCAGAGGAGTCTTATTTGAATGATGATCATGATGGGATAATGCAGTGTGGTCAATTAAATGATAATGAGAAAGAAGAAATGAAGACATTTAAACCGGATTATTATATAATGGCGTGTTATACGGGTAGACATTACAAGTTGTTAGGATATAAGGAAAAGAAGATATTCAAATTTCAAGAAGTTCCTTATAGCATGAAGACATTGATTATAAATAAATGTTTGGAAAAGAATTCGGGACCTTATTATTTAATATCGGATTTTCGTAATTTAAAGAGGAAAGTGGGATTGAATGTAGATGTAGGAGAGACGGATGATAATGAGTTTGATACGAAAGATTTATATTCAACTAAAACGACGTTTTTGTTCCACTCAAAGTCAAATCCAGATCTGGCAGCAGGGAGAGGATCCGGTGAGATGTTAGAGTCTGGTAGAGATGTAGGGGATAAAGGGTTTGCTTATTTGAATTCTGTTAAAAATTGGCGACGTATGTTAGATGATTCGTATGAAGCACCTTTTACAATGAAAGATAATTTGCGGTTTCATACGATGAAACACTATTATATGGGTTCGCAATTTAAAAATGGATACCCAGAGATTTATAAGAATTTTTCATTGAGTGGGGATAACGAAATAAATCAAAGTGTACAGAAAGCAAAGAGTTATTATGAGAAGAATGAAAAGAAAATAGATCCGAATTTTTTTGAAATAGGTATTGAACCCAGATACGAACAAGAAAGAATGAAAGGACTGGAAGCGAAATTTACACAGAACCTAGATCTAAAAAGAGTATTGCTAGAAACAAAAGATGCGAAGTTAGTAGAGTTTAAAAGACGGGATGTCCCATCCGTAGATACTGCACTCATGCAACTACGTAAACAATTAAATGCCGAAATTGCGTAAAATTGAAGATATTTTATTATATTTGTAACATAATAAAATTATAGAATGGCTGCAGTGATTAATCGTATTGACTTACCGTGTGACGTAAAGGGTGTAATAAAATCGTTTTATTACAATGATATGGGGTATACATATGAACAAAATGAATATATAAAAAAAGAAAAAAAGAAAAATAGAGCAAAGAATCTGCGTTTAAAGGTTGAATTGAGTTATTTTAGAAGAACGGGATGTTCAGTAGGTTGGTTGAAAAAGTCAAGTACTACTGGATATGGAGCGTATATTTCTATGTCACATGAATTACAAGAGATACTAAACAGTAGAGATGCATCTACTATATCATATCAAGATAGTATTGATATATTATACCATATGTACAATAGTAATACTATACTACATATTTACAAACCAAGCATTAGTAAACTATTGTCTATACATGGATACAAAGTAAGAAATTAAACAATAAATTAGTAATCATTAAGATAGTCCACAATTTTATTTATAACATCAACAGACAATACATTAATTTTATTTAGTTCATAGAACAATACTTGTCTATATACATGAGTTAAAATTCTTTTTAATTGTAATATTATAGAAGGTCTTGTATTAAATGGAATACTCAACAATAAAAACATAACATTATTTTTACGACAAAATGTATCAACTCTATGATAATCTAAACTGTAATCAGTAAATTTCGGCACTGTCGCTCCCATAACTGCATCAATAATGAGACTAGTGGATACAACGCTATTATTATAAACAGCAACAGTGAGCGCACTATTATTATGCATATTTTTTTTATTCAAGTCAGCATTTGCATCAATCATATATTTAATAGAATTACGATGACCTTTCAGAATAGCACACATTATAGCAGTATTACCTTCATTATCTTGTATGTCTACATTAGCCCCCTTTTCAATAAGTAGCTTTACGATACGCTCTTCTCCACTTCCTGCAGACCATATTAACGCAGTAGCGCCTTCACTGTTTTGAATATCTATAGTAGCATTATTAATAATAAGGTGTTCAGCAATGTCAGTATGATGATTGCCTATAGCACGCATAAGTGCAGTATTCTTAAAACTATCTTGTTGAACATCCAAATTGACATTTTTACTTACTAACAATTTAACAATTTCATAATCTCCATTATAAGAAGACAATATTAATGGATTTGTACCAGCATTATTACAAATTTCTAAATCGGCACCACTTTCAATAAGGAGTTTGGCAACATGTGTGTGTTTATTTTCAATAGCTAGTAATAAGGCCGTTGACCCATCCACGTCACGTACATCAAGATCAATATTCTTATCAATGAGCATTTTCACAACTTCATACCTTCCATATTCCGCTGCAAGCATGAGTGCATTTTCATGATCAGAATTTGTATGGTGAATGTCAATACCTACATTGATAAGAAATTCAATCGCTTCTTCATCACTATAATTTTCTTCTAATACAATTAATAACGCATTGTCTTCGTAACCATCTTGATCATTTAAATTTGCACCTGCCTTAAGAAGAAACTTGAGTAAACGGGTATCGCCGACAGTGGCAGCTAATAAAAAAGGGGTTCTTTGAATATGATCAGTAAGATATATACTAGAACCGCTATTAACTAAAAGTACAGCTATCTCATAATTATACGTCTCTATGGCATACATCAATGCAGTACTCTGTTCATTATCTTGAATATCTAGTTTTGCACCTGCCTTAATAAGAAACTCAACCACGTTATAATGTCCATTATAAGCAGCAGTTGTCAAAGCAGTTCCATTTTTATGATCTCGCGTATTCACATCAGCACCATTGTCAACAAGGAGTTTGACGATTTCAATATTATTATTTTGAGCAGCATTCATTAAAGCCGTTAATCCATATTTGTCTTTTAATTCAATGTTCACCTTTTTATTAATAAGAGCCGTCACAATAGAAATACAATCTTCTTTTTCTTTCCACAATTCAACTGCAGCCCATATTAATGCAGTATAATTAGCAGTATCTTGTATATCTAGATCAACTGATTCTGTATTAATAATTGTCAACGCAACATTCACTTGTTTATATCGGATAGCCATAATTAACGGAGTTAATCCATGATGGTTCTGGAAATTCACATTCGCACCATTTTCAATTAAAAGTAAAGAAAGGTTCGTAAACTGACGCATAATACTTATGATCAATGGACTTTCATATTTATTGACACGTTCAATATCTAAATTAACACCTTGTTCAATCATCAATTTAACATTTTCATAATCACCTTCTTGCACATGAGTAGTTAACTGTATATACCTATACGCATTAAGTTTATCAAGATTATTCATTATTTATACATATTATCATACATTCATACCTTTATATAATTTTATTAATATTTTTGTAGGAGTAACATTTCGGGGTATGTAAATAGGTATGTAAAATGTATAAAATTGATGATATTTGTATGGAAAAGGAGAACATAAGCAAGATGGAGTTAATCAGTAATTTACCGGAAGAGATCGTTTACCAAATATTCACATATGTGGATTATGATACGAAGATTGTGTATTATTTGGATAAATATAGTTATTTAAGGAATAAGCGTGAATTAAGTAGTCAATTTACACTTTGTCAACTGAATCAATTGTATTTACATTGTGTTGTAGATAAGTTGAGCGTGAAGAAGATAGATTCAAATAGAAGGTGTTTGCGAAAAGATATAATGGATTTGTTTCCAGAATGTCCGAGCTATACATATATAGATGCACACGGAGACGAGATGACATATACCATAATGCACCCTGTATTAAGTATTTTAAAAGAATTTAAAAACGCGACCACGATGAGCAGTTATAGTAAACTAGATGTATTTATGAATGTAATAAAATCCTTTCAAAATATATCATGTGATATACAAAAAGTAAATTATAAAATACGAGAAATATTATGCAAGTTTTTACAGAGCATAATATTTTACAAGAGAGAACTAAAAGAGAGGGAGAAGAGAAAAGAGAATATATTGTTTTTAAAGAAGCGTCGTATGTATTACGAAGAGATGAAACAGAAATTGATAAATAGTTTTAAAAAGAGGAATGGAAGAATACATTATCCATTTAAGATGCGCATTCAGCGTTCTCGGACAAATGAAAAAAAAGAGTCAAACTGTATAAAATTGAATAAAGAAAATACTAGTTGAGTAGAGTATAATTAAAAGATTATTCTAAAATGTCCGATTCAAGTTATTTATTTCCAGTTGATAATACTAAAGAGTGTTCTGTTCTAACGTTGGAGGAAGGAGAGAATACGAGTTTGTATATTCCAGTGATTCCACCGAAGTTGCAATTCACATCTTCTTCATTAGAAGAAGGGCAGCAAATGAAGTTTGAACCAAAGTTCTTGAAGTATTATATTGAGAACTGTTTACGATTGGGGAAGATCAGAAGGATTGATTTTGCGACCAGAGAAGTACCAAACTTTGCAGTACCCCAGACATGTGCATTTGTTCACTTTGATTGTGTGTTTGATAATAAAAATACGAGAGATATGAGAGAAGGACTACAAATGAACGGGAAGTGGAGCTCGCGTGGGTTCTCCAATGAAGACGGGTATTGTTGGTTTGTAACAGGTCCGCACTATAAGACTGCGCATCTATTATTTAAAGTAAATCATAAACCAATTAAATTTGAAGAAAAAGACGAAAGAAATCTAGAACAATTGAAAGCAGAGAACTTGTTATTGATTGAGAAACTCCAAGAAAAAGAAGAAGAGATCAGACAATTACGCCAACAATTGACAATGGGATCTGATGAAACATATGACAAAATAAATCAAATGAAAGGGGACGTAAAACAATTAAAAGAAATAGCATACGCAGCATCTAGCATGTCACCACTATAATAATTTTAAATAAACAAAAAATAGTTGTAAATTTGTATAATGTATTTTTTTATGAATGATATGTCATTTTCATATTTTTATAGCGTTCAATTTCATTTGGAGTGATGTTTGCAATTTTTTTATTAAATGCGCGTTGTTGACTGGTAATCGCTGACACGAAGGCTGGGGACCGTGAATGTTGTTGTATAAAATAAGCATAATCACGTATTTTGGATTGCATGTCTTGTGAATGGTTTAAAAAGGTTAAGAATTTGTTGTTATTTTTAATGCACCATGATATGAATTCTGAAGCATGATAAAGACACATTGTTTTAAAAAAGAAATAAGAGACAACGGGAGTATCTTCTTTGTATTTTGTTCTTCTAGCAAAGATAGCAGTTTCTGTATTATCATAAAAGTCAGTGTATTGCATGCCAAAGTAATGTAATAATTTTGCACATTGAAATAATGAATGTTCAATTTCCTTTTGAATACACTCGTTTAGAGAACTTTGGAACGAATTAGCAGTTAATTTGGGTGTTTCGTTGTGAATAAAGAACATACAATTAATAATAGTGGCCCATGTTTCACAATAGCTTTCATAGAGACGGAAGTCGGTATGTATATAAAATATTTTTTGACAGAATTTGTCGCTAAATCCGGAGTCAATACTTGCGAAGTCAAGACCGAAACTATGAAAGGATTCATGTATGAGAACTTTGAACCATTCTTCTTGTCTATAGATATGTATTTCATTATTACGTTTACATGCGTAAGTGAATGCAGTATTGATATTGTGTTGATCAATAATCTGTGCGGGTCTATTTGGCAATAATTTAATACTCGGGGACATAAATAAATAAATAGTGAGTGTTTTGGAGCAGTCTTCGTCGGAGAATGGTACAAGAATATGCATAAGTGTATAGATTTGTTTAAATATATGGAATGCATTGTCATTATCGTGAGAAGGCAGTACTAAATTTATGTGTATTGTTTTGTCGTTGACGGTGAAATGCATGTTGTAAAGGTGTTTATCCATTTGTAGTAGAGTGTTTTGTACGGATTTGATATAGAGTGGATATTCAGTTAAGTTGGTAAGTTCTTCATTACTAAACGTTTTATTTTCACGAAGGTGCTTATTATTTTTAAATTGTGTTGTGAAAAGGTTGTTTAAGTGGGTGATTTGTTGATATAGTCTGAATAAAGGAGCAGTAGTATATTTAGTTAACTTACGTGTTGTCATTTATATATAAGTATAAAAAATTGAAAGAAGGTTTTGGAAAAAGGTAGAAGTAGAAATGGGGATTAAATATTTGAATACATTTGTAAAAAAGGTATGTTCTAATTATTCTTATAATAAGGTGGATATTGAGAAATATCAAAATAAAAAGATAGTAATAGATTCGTCAATATATTTGTATAAGTTTTCAGTAGGAAACATGCTGATAGAGAATTTTTATCTATTAATATCCATCTTTTTGAAATACAATATAATACCGATATTTGTGTTTGACGGGAAACCGGCAGTAGAGAAATATGATGTGATCCAAAAACGTAAAGAAGAGAGATTAATGAATAAAGAGAAATATGATAA